CACGATGTTCGATTCAATCACGGGGAAAAGCCGACCTCGTTCGGAGACCATCTAACCTTCAGAATGTATGTCAAATGCATGCCAGATTCTTGTCGGTTCATTATTTCCAACATCAATGTCTATTGCAACCATAAGCCGATGCGATATATCATTGGTCTTTCAACGTGTGATGATCATTTGAACCGCTCAAATGCTTGGCTCCGTAAAAACCAAGTGCTGGCAGATTCCGCAAGGGTATATTCATTGTCTCTTTTCCACGAGTTGAAAGGGTCTTTGGA